TGGATCTAAAATTGCAGATGACAGTATTGATAGCGAACACTATGTAGATGGTTCAATAGACACAGCTCATATTGCAGACTCTCAAATAACTAATGCCAAGATGGCAGCAAACTCAATTGATTCAGATCAATATGTAGATGGATCTATAGATACTGCACACATAGCAAGTTCTCAAATTACAAATGCTAAAATGGCTGCAAATTCTATTGACTCAGATCAGTATGTTGATGGCAGTATTGATACTGCACATATTGCAGACTCACAAGTTACAACTGCTAAAATAGCAGACTCACAAATTACTTCAGCTAAAATAGCAAATGGTGCTATTGTAAATGCAGATGTTAATTCTAGTGCAGCAATAGACGCAACTAAAATACATGATGGCACAGTTTCAAATACAGAGTTTGGTCATTTAAATGGTGTAACAAGTGCTATTCAAACTCAATTAGATGCTAAATTAGTAAAAGGTAGTAACTTATCTGATTTGACTTCTGCTAGTACAGCAAGAACTAATTTAGGTCTTGGTACAATTTCAACTCAAGATGCAAGTAATGTTGCTATATCTGGTGGTTCTATTACTGGAATGTCAGCACCAACAGCTTCTTCTGAAGTAACTACAAAAAATTATGTTGATAATTTAGTTGCTGGTTTAAAAACAAGAATTATTACAAGAGTTGCTACAACAACTAATATAGATTTATCAGCAGACTTACAAAATGGTGATACGTTAGATGGAATTTCACTTTCAACAAATGATAAAGTCTTAGTTAAAAATCAAACTAATCAAACTCAAAATGGTATTTATGATGTAGTGTCTAGTGGTACTGCTACTAGAAATAGTGATTATGATACTGTTGCAGAACTTGCTGGACAATTAGTTATTGTTCAAGAGGGAACTGCAAATGAAGATACAATCCATTTATGCACAACAGATAACTCTGGATCAATTGGTTCAGTTAATATTGTATTTACAAAAGTAACTCCAACTGATTTTTTAGTTAATGATACTACTCCACAACTAGGTGGTAACTTAGATGTTAATGGAAAAGAAATTGTATCAGTTTCAAATGGCGATATTGTTATTGCACCAAATGGATCAGGTAAAGTAGATATTAATGGAAATGTAGATTTAGATGGAAACCTAGATGTAGATGGTGGTACAATAAAATTAGATGGTAATTATCCTGTAGCAAGTAATAATGTTGCTTTAGGTAATTCTGCATTAGATGATGGAAGTTTGACAGGAACTCAAAACACAGCAATTGGTGGAAATTCTTTAAGTGCAAATACTACAGGTAGTGGAAATAGTGCTGTTGGATATAATTCTT